GACGCGCTACGCAAAAGGCTCAACGAAACCATCAAAGAGCGCGACGCCCTCGCGAAGAGGGTCGAGGAGCTGGAGGACGTGATCGTCCGACGCTACATCCCGGATATCTTCGACGAGGCCCAGCGTATCGCCACCCGGCGCGCGGGGCGGGCGAAGTGAGCAAGCTGACCGACATGCTGCGGGCTCAGTTCGAGTGCAATCACGAGAACCCGGACTGTCCGAAGACGGTAGAGGTGGACTGCGATCAGCTTGGGGAAGCGATCGTCGCCCTTTGCGAACTCTTCGATGGGGCTGAGAGGGCGCGCGATAAAGCATTCGAGACCATCGGGGCATTCCAAGAGGCGAGCGGACTGTGCGTGCCGGCCGAAGAGAACGGCGGCGATCCCGGAGGAGTGCAGCCTCGCCACGTCGGGAATCACATCGACAAGCTCACGAAGCAAGCTGACGCCCTCGCGAAGAGGGTCGAGGAGCTGGAGAGCATGTTGGTGGATGCCTACGAAAGGCCCGACGATAGCGGCTTGGTCAATTGGCTGATGGCGGAGGCTGTCGCCATCGCCACCCGGCGCGCGGGGCGGGCGTCGTGAGCGAGGCGACGAAGAAAGTACGGGACGACTTCGAGGACGAGCGGGAGTGCGACTGTCGGCATGACCATTCCAAGCCCATCGCCCTCTGTCGAGACTACGAGCGCCTCGAAGCCGAGCTGGCTCTCGTACAGAAACGCGACGTCGATAACTTCACGACCTGCGCTGCGCCGAGTACGTCGCAACGAAGAAGACGATCTTCCTCGACCTCGAAGCCATCGAACGAACAATTCAGGTCGCGAACAATCCGATGGTCGGGGTACGGCTTCTGGTCGAAGAGATTCACCAGTTACGGCGGCGCGTCGCGGTGCTCGAAGACCGTTTAGGTGAGGTGCGGGGATGAGGTGGAACCCCGACCTCTGCAAGCGCGGCCACTATCTGACCACGAGCAACACCTACCAGCGCCCCGGCGGGCCGCGCGAGTGCCGCGAGTGCCGCAAGGAACGCCACCGGCATCAGTGGCTCACGCGCGACACGAGACCTCGGAAGGTCGTCAAGCCGCGCGCAGAGCGGAAGGTCGAGCGGGTCGTCGTGGCTTGGCCCGAGTACGAGGAGATGCCAATCGGGAGCGCGCTCTAGTGGGGGCGCTTCTTCTTCGGGACGGGACGAGGCTCGAGCGCGGCGGGCGGTGGGATCTCGATTCCTCGACGCTTCGCGTCCTTTCGGATGAGCTGCTCGACGTACCGCGTCCGCGTTTCGCCGTCTTGCTCGGCGGCCGTCTTCACGAGGTAACGCGCCACCGGGGAGAGCGTGAATGTCGAGTGAGGCTTCGGCATCGGCGGGGAAATTGTAGCAAGGGCGCTTTCCATGCTTCCGTTATACCAAATTCATTGGTACGATTCACCGATCAAATGAGGCACGTTCGAAATGACTGACCGCGAGTACGTCCCCGCTCCCGTCCTCGCCCGCGAGATCGGCCGCTCGCCCGCGACGCTCGCGCGCTGGCGCCGACAGGGCAAGGGGCCGAAGGGATACTTCAATGTTGCGGAAAAACCGTCACGGGCGGATGATAAGAGCCGGCGCGAGGAGGAGCTTGAGACTCCCACCTCGCGCATCGGAACCTCGAAGCAGGAGGCCCAATTGGCTGACTCGATTCTAACCCATTGTGAAGTCCCTCTGACTAGCGGGGGGCGCTGATGGCGTATACCGACAGGGAAGCTCGTCTGCGGTACGCCCGGAAGCATTACGTCAGGTACCGCAGGGAGTACCTGGATAAGGCCCGGCTCCACGATAAGCGCCAGCGGGCAAAGTGCGGCGAATACCTCCGCGGACTGAAGGACGTTCCGTGCGTCGATTGCGGAATGCGCTATCCGCATTACGTGATGCAGTTCGACCACGTTCCGGAGAAGGGGCGGAAGTCCTCGGAGAGTTCGCATCGACAAATGCAGAGGTGGTGATCCGATGAGCGACTGGCAAAGTTTGGTCCGGGACTTCCACCACGAATTCGGCGTCCACGTCGGCAACGTCCCGGAGCTTCGCGACCACGAGCTCCGGGCGAAGCTCATCTGGGAAGAGGCGACCGAGACGCTCGACGCTATCCGAGATGGCGACCTCGTCGAAGCCGTCGACGGGCTCGCTGACCTGATCTACGTCTGCCTCGGGGCCGCCGTGACGTGGGGCGTGGATCTCGAGCCGGTCTTCCAGCGCGTCCACGCGTCGAACATGACGAAGACCGGCGGTGTGCGATCCGACGGAAAGATCCTGAAGGGGCCCGGCTTCGTGCCGCCTGACGTGGCGGGCGAGCTGATGAATCAGATTCGCGCGGGCTGGGAACGGGAGCGTGCTTCATGAGCGCGACCCGCCTCCCCGTCCGTCGTCCGCCCTGGGCCCGCGCCCTCCACCGCTGGCGCCGCGACCGGGAAGAAACGCAACAGCACCTCGCCGCACGGCTCGGGTGCTCCATCGCTTGGCTCTCGCACCTCGAAACCGGCTACCGGCGGCCGAGCCCGGAGATCCGGGAGGCGCTTTTGAAGGTCGGGTTCTCGTCTGACCTGGACGTGCGGCACGTTCCGGAGCCAGTCGAGGCCGTGACGGTCACGCAGCGGGTTGACGTTGACCCGGACGATGAGCCGCTGGGGAGGTGGGTGTGAGGCGCCTCTCGATCCTCGACGCCTGCCTGACCGTCCTCTGTGCGGCCGCGCTGCTCTTCGCCGCGGTGGCCGTCGTGTCGGTGGCGTGGGAGGCGGCGAGGTGAGGGTGGACTATCAGACCTTCCTTCGCTCGAAGGCGGTCACCGCTCCTCTCCGCGGGCTCGACGATGCGCCTCCTCTCGCAAGTCATCTCTTCCGCTATCAGTCGGACTGCACGGCGTTCGGGCTTCGGGCCGGATCGTTTGGGCTCTTCCTCGACACCGGGCTCGGCAAGACGGCGTGCGAGCTGGAGTGGTCGCAGCACGCGATCGAGGCGTCAAACGGCATCGGGCTCATCCTCACGCCGCTGGCCGTCGCGCGCCAGATCGAGACCGAGGGCAAGCGCTGGGGATATGACATCCGGGTCATTCGTGAGCAGTCCGACGCTCGACCAGGACTGAACGTTTGCAACTACGACCGACTCGAAAAGCTCGACCCGTCCGCCTTCGGTTCGGTGGTTCTCGACGAGGCGAGCATCCTCAAGAGCTTCACCGGGAAGACGACTCGCAAGCTCATCGATGCCTTCGAGGGCCACCGGTGGCGCCTCGCCGCGACCGCGACCCCGGCGCCGAACGATCACATGGAACTCGGGCAGTACTCGGAATTCCTCGGACTGATGCCGTCGAACGAGATGCTGATGCGCTGGTTCATCGCGGATCAAACCGAGATGGGGCGCTATCGGCTGAAGGGTCACGCCGTCGAATCGTTCTGGGACTGGATGGCGAGCTGGGCGCGAATGGCCGAGCATCCCCGCGACCTCGGCGACGATCAAGAGGGCTTCGACCTGCCGCCGCTGCGCATCGAGCGCCACACCGCGAAGGAGGAGCACGATCCGTCGGCCGACGCCAGCTGGGGCGCGATCTTCGACTCCGCCATGATTTCGGCGACGACCATGCACGACGTCAAGCGCCGGACGGCCGGGGCTCGCGCGGACATCGCGGCCGGGATCGCGGCTGACTGCACCGAGCCCGTCATCCTCTGGTGCGACACGAACTATGAGGCCGACGCGATTCTGAAGGCGCTCCGCGGACGCGACGACGTGCGCGAGGTACGGGGCTCATTTTCCATCGACGAGAAGGAGGACGCCGTCGCGGCGTTCCTCGACGGGTCCGCCAGAATCCTACTGAGCAAGCCATCCGCGACAGGCTACGGTCTCAACTTTCAGCACTGCGCGCGCATGGTCTTTGTCGGTCGCTCGTTCTCTTACGAGGCGTATTACCAGGCCGTGCGACGCTGCTGGCGCTTCGGACAGAAGCGACCCGTGACCGTTCATCTCGTCGTTGCGGCGGGTGAAGAGCATATCGGCGACGTGATCGACCGCAAGAGCGACGACCACGCGAGGATGAAACGCGCGATGACCTCCGCGATGCGTCGCGCGATGGGACAGAACGCCCGCGTGAAGATCGCTTACGAACCGACGTTTGAGGGGAGGCTCCCGCTATGGCTCTGAAGTGTCTCGGTGAGTCCCACGGCGATAACTTCGCCATGTATCACGGTGATTGTGTCGATGTCGTCGGTCAGATCCCCGACGCCTCGATCGACTTCTCGGTCTACAGTCCGCCGTTCCTGGGGCTCTACCTCTACAACGATAGTGCGGCGGACTTCGGGAACTGCAAGAGCGACGAGGAGTTCTTTGACCAGTACCGCCATCTCGTCCGCGAGCTCTACCGCGTCATGCGACCAGGACGCATCGTCGCGGTTCACTGCAAAGACCTCGTCTACTACCGGACGCAGCGCGCGACGGCGGGGCTCCGCGACTTTCCCGGCGGGCTGATCGCCGCGCATATCGAGGCCGGGTTCGACTTCCACTCGCGTATCACGATCTGGCGGTGCCCGGTGCGCGAGATGACGAAGACGAAGGCGCACGGGCTCCTCTACAAGCAGCTCCGGGCCGATTCGAGCTTCAGTCGCCAAGGTCTCCCCGAGTACTTCGTCATCTTCCGGAAGTGGGCGAAGACGGAGGAGGAAGAATCCTCAATCGTTCCGGTAACGCACACGGTGGACGACTTCCCGCTCGACCAGTGGCAGGAGTGGGCCTCGCCCGTCTGGATGTCCACGAACGAAACCGATGTCCTGAACGCGCAAGCTGCGCGGGCACCGGGAGACGAAAAACACATCTGCCCGATGCCTCTCGACCTCACGTCCCGCGCGGTCGTCCTTTGGTCGAACCCGGGCGACACGGTCCTCTCGCCGTTCGCTGGGATCGGCTCGGAGGGCGTGGCCGCGCTCCGGGTCAAGCGGCGGTTCATCGGCGTCGAACTGAAAGATAGCTACTTCCGGCAGTCGTCTCGGTATCTGAAGGCGGAGGACGCGCAGGCCGAACTCTTCGAGGCCACCGCATGAGGCTCCTCCAGGCCGACATCTTCAACGACGACCCGACGCACGTCATCGCGTGCGATCACGCCGACTGTCCCGCGGTCATCGAGGCGGACACGGCCAGTCAGGCCCGTGAGCGTGCCGTGGCCGCGGGCTGGCTGGTATCTGAGGCGGAGGATCTGTGTCCGGAGTGCCAGCCATGAGCAAGCGCAGCAAGGCCCTCGATGCTCGCGCGCAGGCGCTCTTCCCTGTCGCCACCGAGCCTAACCCGATGGTGCGGCGGCATGGCGCGGCCTGTCCCGTCGCCACCTGTCGGACGTGTCGGCACCTCCTCCGGACCGAGGGCGGGATGCGGATCTTCTACAAGTGCCGCCTCCGTGTCGTCTCGTCATCGGCCGCGACTGACCATCGCTGCGGGTGGAACGCCTGCGCGCTCTTCGAGGTGCGGGTATGACGAACCCCGAGCGCTTCCTCGGCTGGCTCATGGGGCTCTCGCGGCACGGTCATGTCGTGAGACCGACCGGGACGCGCCACATCGTGCTCATGTGCCGACTGAGTGCGGTCACGTTCTCCGACGGGAAGCGGCACGAGGAGCATCTCTACTCGTGGACGCCGTGCAGTAGCTCGCGGCTGACCACGGCGCCGGATGCTGACCACCGCTACAGCGGCGGCACACGGTGTAAGCGCTGCCTCGCGTTCGCCGCAACCGAGCGCGGGAAGAAAGCGATGGGTGCCGCATGACGACGCTCTCCTCCCTCGAAGTCTTCCGGCGCGCGCTGCCGTCGCGCCTCCCCGCGGCGCCGTCCATCTACGAGAAGTGCCAGGCCGTCAGAGCTGTCCGCGACGTGCTCGCGGGCATCGTCCCCGTGGACCTATCGCCGGCGGACGCTGAGGCGATTCGGCGCGTCGCGGCGGAGTCGGAGCAAGAGGTGCCAGAGTGAGCATCAGCGAAGAGAAGCTGCGCGAGATCGAATTGCGACATCTCGGGCGACCCGGTGCGGCCGCTCCAACTATCGCGGCGATTGAGACCGTCTACCACGGGCACCGTTTCAGGAGCCGTCTCGAGGCGCGCTGGGCGGTATTCTTTGACCGGCTACTCGTCAGGTGGGAGTACGAGTCGCAGGGATACGAGCTCGGCGACCTCGGCCGGTATCTTCCGGATTTCTGGCTCCCCGACCTGAATCTTTTCCTAGAGGTGAAAGGCCAGGAGCCGACGGCGAGCGAGCTTGCAAAATGCGAACGGCTACGAGACGTGTCGTCTGTCGGCGTCGCCATCTTCGCCGGGAAACCAGCCACGAACACCGGGAAGCTCTACTGTTGGGACTTGGCGGACAGTAGCGGCGGAGCTGGAGATTGGCGCGTCGTTCTTAACGATGGGAATCCGCTCTCGTTCTTCGTTTTGGACCGATGCGGGGAGAGGACGCTCTTCGCGAACCAGTGGGAGCATGAGATCCCGGCTGTATTTGCAGGGCGCGGTCGGAGCTCTCGCATCCAGGGGAGCATCGCCGGGGACTTCGCCGCTGGCGCCCGTTTTGAGCACGGGGAACGCGGCAGATGAACGACCGCATCACCGAACTCGAGGCGGCGCTTGCCGAGGTAACGCGCGAGCGTGACATCGCTCTCCGAATCGTCGAAGGCGTGATGCGGGCCCCAGAGCGCCGTTGCGTCGAAGACGCTGCCGAGGGGCTGCCGCTTGCGATCGACCGGCTCGAGCGCGCGCTTCTAGGCTCGCTTCTGGTCGAGCCATCGCTACTTCCGGCGTGTGAACGGCTCCGCGGCTCCGACTTCAAGGATGCGACGATCGGGGGCGCCTTCGATGATCTCCGCGTCTTTGCCGAAGAATTCGGGGCGGCTGGTTTCTCCGGCGTCTTCCTCTTCGCTCGGGAGCTCGAGCGATCGAATCGGAAGGCTCCGCCGAAGGGCTGGCTCCTCTTCCTGTCGAGCCTCCAGGACGAAGCCATCGCCGACGAAGAGACGATGCCGCTCTACGTCACCGCCATCCGCGAGGCCGCCATCGAGCGGCGTCTCCTGAAGCGAGGCGTCGCGTGAGGAGCGTCCCAAGAACGGCTCTCGTTCAGCGGCTCGAGGGCGAGGTATCGGAACTCCAGCGTAGGCTCGCGGAGGCGCAGGTCGATCTCGCCGAAGCCAGCGGTGAGACGCTCGCGGCATACCACTCATCCGATCCCGTCATCCTCGACTCGTTCCTCCGCGAGGACCTCGGGGAGATGCCATGGCTCGTCCCCGGGCTGTTGGCCGAGGGGAGCGTCGCGATCGTGGTAGCGCATGGCGGCGTGGGCAAGACGACCCTAATTACGCAGCTCGCGCTCTCGCTCGCGGCCGGCGTCCACGTCGCCGCCCTCGATGCCCGAATCATCGAACCGTGCCCGGTGCTCTACGTCGCCGCCGAGGGGGCCCGTATCGCCTTCCGCGCTCGCGTGGAGACGGCGCGCCGCAACCTCAACATCCCGACGGGAGGAACGCGATGGTTCATCCAGCCGCGCGACCTCTCCGACTACCTAATCGGGAGCCGTGGTCTCGAGCGCCTCATCGTCAAGTCGGGCTGTCGGCTCGCCATCCTCGACACGCTCGGGTACTTCTGGAAGGGCGACCGCAACAGCGACACCGACTGGAAAGAGCGCGTGATGCAGCCGCTTCGGGCGCTCATCGGCCGGACTGGCGCGGCGTTCCTCCTCGTGCATCACCTCGGGAAGGGCGACGACTGGAAGGGGCGCGGCACGTCCGCGATGTTCGACGACTCCGACCTCTTCCTTCAGATGGAGCCGGGCGAGAACGCGACTCCGGGGAACGCTGACCAGCCCGTGAGGCTATGGGTACGCAAGAATAAATATGCACCGTCCAATTACTACTTCGACCTCGTCTACCGGACTGAGGCCGCCATCTTCGAGAAGGGGGCTTGAGTGTTGAACACTACACCCCTATGTCTTACAATGCGTTCGGAGGCGCGACATGGTAAGACAATCCGGAAAAGATGGGCAAGAGAGGCCGATTGCCGACCAGCAGGTCAGCCTTCGGATGCCCGGGGATCTCTACTCGAAGCTGAAGGCGGTGGCCGACGAGGAGGACAGGTCCATCGGGTACGTGATTCGCGTCCTTCTCCGAGAGGCTCTCTTCATCCGGGAGCAGGGCTTAAGCGATCACGAACACTCCCCGTTTATCGACAGAAATTAGGGGGAGCCGCATGAAGCTCCCGGCATTCCAGTTCTACCCAGGCGATTGGATGAAAGACCCGGCGCTCCGTTCCGTCTCTTTGGCCGCACGCGGCCTCTGGATCGACATGCTCTGCCTGATGTTCGAAGGCGACCGCAGGGGCTACCTCCAGCACGCGACAGGCAAACCCGTGACCGCAGAACAGCTCGCTCGTATGACCGGCTCTTCTCCCGACGAGGTTTCCCGGCTGTTGCAGGAGCTCGATGACTCCGGCGTTTTTTCCAGCACAGATCACGGCGTGATTTTTTCCAGAAGAATGACGAAGGACGAGCGAATTCGAAAGTCCCGCGCCTCCGGAGGAAAGCTCGGAGCCTCGCAAGGTATTAAGGGGAAAGAGTTTGGCGTCCTCGGAGGGCGTCCAAGAAAAACCCCCCTCGAAACCCCGGTAAAAACCCCCCTCGAAACCCCCCAAAAACCCCGTTCTTCATCTTCATCTTCATCTTCATCTTCGGAAGAAGAGAATATGCGCGATTCCAGTTCGGAAACCCCCCAAGAAACCCCGGTTCCGATTCGACCACCCGGGGACCGCTTCGCGGAATTCTGGGCGCTCTACCCAAAGAAGCAGGCGAAGGACGATGCCGAGAAGGCGTGGCGGAAGCTAACCCCAGAACTCAGGGCTCTCGCCATCGAAAAGGTCGCCGTCTATGCCGAGGCGATGGCTGACCGTCCCGAGTTCGTGAAGAACGCTCAGGGCTGGCTAAACGGAAAGCGATGGGAGGACGACCCGGCGACCTGGCGTCACGTCGGTCCGAACGGCAACGGCAACCGACCATCCATGCCAGTCCAGGCCATCAATCCAACCGACAACGAGGCCCGGAGGCGCAAGGCGCTCGGGCTTCCGCTCTTTGAACCGAAGGGGGCAGCATGAAGCCAGCGCGTTCAAGTCCGATGCGGAGGCCGTCCGGCGGTCTGCGTGCCTTCTCGGGGCCTTCCTGCGCGAATACGGGGCATCGGTAGATGGCGACTCCGGGGCGAAAGGCGACCATCGACTCAGACCCGAGGAGGTCGGAGATTGTCGCTGCGATCGCCCGTGGCGACCGGGACGTGGAAATTACGAAACAATTCGGCGGGATTACGGTTCAAACAGTACGCCGATATCGCGACAAGCTGGCTCGCGAGGCGAAGGCTAAAGCTAAGGAAGCGCGCGAGTTAGCACGAAAACACGCGAAGCGCGCGGAGGTTTTGCATGCCGGTCCCGCGGCACTCGAGCGAGCGGTCAATCGGGCCGTGCTCCAGGAGGGCGCCGCCGGCATGCTCCGGACGGCCGACGCGATCCTCGAAAAGCTCGAGAAACGGCACGCGATGCTCGAGAAGCTCCTGGACGTGTGCGACCGGTGGCTCGAAGACCCTGCCGACTCGACGCGGTACACCCTCGCGCCGCGGACGACTGAAATCGCGATCCACGTTGGAGCCAACGGCCGCGGCCAGCGGACGACGCTGGCCGAGCTGCTGAACCGGGCGGAGGCGGCTGCGGGAGGGCTTCCGGTCTCGCTGGTTGAGAACGGGACGAAGACGGCGGACCCGCGGCGCCTGGTGCGGGACACGGCCGAGACAGCGCGCGGGGTGCTGGAGACGCTCGCGAAGGTGGCGGGGCTGCTCAAACCCGAGACGCAGGTGATCACGATCAACCAATTCCTTGCGTCGCCGGAATGGCTCGCCAGCCAGGCGCTAGTCGTCGAGGCAGTCCGCGAGCACCCGGAGGCGGCGGAGAAGGTAGCGGCTGCGCTCGAGGCGGTCGGGAAGGGGGGCGGGCGATGACAGACAGAGAGATCGAGGAAGAGCGTCGGCTCGTGTACGGTCGAGCGGCCAGCAGGCTCGCAGGTGCGGCCGTCCCCGCGCCGACGCTGGCTGACATTCTCGCGGCGTGCGCCGCGCTGAAGGCACCGGAACCGGCCGGCTACGCGGTCCACCCGGCGGACGTCGAGAAGCTCCGGCGGCTCTTCCCTCGGACGCAGTACGACGGCGCCTCATCGCTCGTCAACGGCGGCCGGATGCTCTACGGGCTGGAGATCATTCCGGACGAGCGCGTCAAAATCGGGCACCCCGAACCGCTGACGGCGGCGGAGATCCGCGCGAGGCGGGAGCGGTGAGGCGCCACGGGGGCGCCAAGACGCCGGCGGGCGAAGGGACGGGCTCCGCGTCGAGGCCTTCCTTGCGACGTCACTCGGGGCAAGACTGGTGGGGCCACGGCTCGCCGAGCTGCGGCGGGCGTTCGCCCGGGCCGAGTTTGTCCGACTCTCCCAGCCTTGATCGCGGAGAGGACGAATGAGCCGCCGTCGCCGCATCGCGATCCAGCGCGGGCGCCTCGGTCTCCGCTGGTCATGGCTCACGAGCCCGCACGAGCGTCACGACTGGTACCGGCTCGATGCGTTCCTCGTGGACGGGGTGCCAGCGTGGTAGCCCCCTCCCGCACCCAGATTGCCGTCGCCTCCGGGCTCGCCGCGGCGATACGGGCCGCGATCGCGAAGCCGGTCTCCCGCACGCTGATCGACTACGCTCGGATCGTCCAGCCCGGATACGCGACTCCGCCCCATATCCGTGCCCTGATCGCGCGGCTCGAGCGAATCGAGAGCGGCGAGCTGAAACGACTCGTCGTCTGCTGCCCGCCGCGTCACGGGAAGAGTGTCACCTGCTCGACGATCTTCCCGGCGTGGTATCTCGGTCGTCATCCGGACCGCGGCGTGATTGCCGCGAGTTACGGGCAGGCGCTGGCGGACGATTTCGGGCGGCGCGTCCGCAACCTAATCGCGAGCGACGAGCATCGCGCGTTCTTCCCGGGCTCCGGTATCGCGCCAGACTCGGCGGCTGCACAGCGCTTCGCTCTCGTGAAGGGCGGAACGTACTTCGCGGTCGGGCGTGGAGCGGCCGTGACGGGACGCGGCGGGGATGTACTGATCGTCGATGACCCTCTCCGCGACCGCGAGGAGGCGGACTCTGAGACCGTTCGTCGGTCTATGCAGGAATGGTATAGCCAGGTCGCTTACACGCGTCTTCAGCCCTCCGGGGCTGTGATCGTCATCGAGACACGCTGGCACATGGACGACCTCGCAGGATGGCTCATCTCCGAGCATGCGGACGAGGGATGGGAGGTGCTGTCATTCCCGGCGATCGCAGAGGAAGCGGACGAGCTCGGGCGGAAGGAGGGCGATGCGCTATGGCCCGAGCGCTTCGACCTCGAGAAACTGCGGGCGATCAAGGCGCAGCTCGGAGGAGCGGCATTCTCTGCGCTCTACCAGCAGCGTCCGGCCGCTGCCGAAGGCGCGATCTTCAAGCGCGCTTGGTGGGGCCGCTATTCGGAGCTCCCGGAGACGTTCAAGCGCGTGATTCAGGTCTGGGACACGGCGTTCAAGTCGGGCGACGAGAACGACTTCAGCGCCTGCACGACTTGGGCGGAGACCTCGTCGCACTACTACCTCGTCCACGCTTGGCGCGGGCGCGTCGAATTCCCCGCGCTCATCTCCAAGGCGAAGGCGCTCGCCGAGGCATGGAAGCCGACCGCCGTTCTCATCGAAGATAAGGCGTCGGGGCAATCGCTGATTCAGACGCTTCGCGTCACGTCCTCTCTGCCGGTGCTCCCGATCAAGGTTGGGACCGACAAGGTTTCGCGGGCGAACGCCGTGACACCCCTTGTCGAGGCGGGGAAGGCGCTCCTGCCGGTGGCTGCAGACTGGCTCGACGACTACCTCGACGAGGTCAGCGCGTTTCCAACGTCGAAGCACGACGACTGGACCGACACGACGACGATGGCGCTTGGGTATCTGAAGGGCGACCAGGCGGCACCGGGCTCCGGCTGGCTCGAGCTCGCCCGTCGCGCGGCAGAGGCGCGCAAGGCGAAGGAGAAAGCGGCATGAGTCGTGGTCGTGGTCCACGCTGTCTCGGGTGCGGCGGCAGGGCTCGTGTCCTCTACTCGCGCACCGTGACGGTGGACGGTATCCGCGTGTGCTGGCGCACCGCGCTCTGTCTGTCCGATCCAGGTTGCCCCGCCGGACAGCGCAAGAGGCGGCAGACAATCTGCGACGAGGGGCCGACCGAAAAAACCTTCATCGCACCCGAAACGCTAGCTCTCCCGCTCGTCCGACCATCTAGAGGCTAGATACTCCGTCCGTCCGCGCGCCCCCGAATCGTCCACGCTGTCACCGTGGGCGTACCGCAGCACTCGCCCCGGAGCGCGGCCTAGATGGCTGGCCTCGCCGTCTCCTCTCGCGCGATCAGTCCCGGCGAGATCGCGTCGGTCTCTTCGCTGATCCTCGGTCCCGATGGTCGCCCGATCCCGTACACGCCGCAGTCGAGACTCGGATTCGGCGCAGGTCGCCCGGTCCCTCCGCGCATCGCCGATTCGGTCGAACCGCGCCGTGACGAGTACAGGCCGTGGATCAACACGGCGCTCACGCCACGACTCGACGAGGGGCTCCGCTACTCCTTCGCCGGGCTTCGCGGACTCGTTCAGCTCTGCACCTACGCTCGGCTCGCGGTCAACTACAGGAAGAACCAGTTCCGCGCGTTGCGACTCGAATTCACGGCGCGTGAGGGCGTCTCGAAGACCGCGGCGCTGGCCGAGGTCCAAGCCGCCGAGGCGTTCTGGGCGCAACCGGAGCCGAGCAAGCCGTCCTCGACGGGGCGTCCGCGCTTCGGCGCTCCGTTCTCGAATTGGATTGCCGCGGCGCTTGAGGAGCTCCTCGTCACGGACGGGCTTGTCTTCTACGTCGTTCGCGATCGGATGGGTCGATGCGTCGGGCTTGAGCAGATCGACGGCGCGACGATCAAGCCGGTACTAAACGACGCGGGGAGCGTCGTCTTCTACCAGCAGATCCTCTTCGGCACGGTGGCCGCGAACTACGGTCCCGAGGATCTGATCTACCTCGTCTACAACTCGACGGTCGGGAGCTCCTACGGCTCGCCTCCGGCCGAAGAGATCGCGCCGACGGTCAATATCGCGATCCGCCGGACTGTCGACCACCTCGCGCGTTACACCGAGGGCAACGTTCCGAGCGCGTTTCTCGAGGCGCCCGAGGGCTGGACGGCGGACGAGATTGCGGCGGCGCAGGTCTACCTCGACGAGACGTTCTCCGGGAACGACGCGCAGCGGCACAAGCTACGCCTGATCCCGCACGGCTCGAACTACACTCAGGCGTTCCCGTTCCAGTTCTCAAAGGACGAGGACGAGTCGATCCTGACGCAGGTCGTGCAGGCGTACCAGGTGCCGCGTTCGACGTTCGTGGCTCAGGTGAACCGCGCGACGGCCGAGTCAAACGCGACCGAGTCGATCGACTCCGGGCGCATTCCGCTCCAGGTCTGGTGGTGCGGCTTCATCGATTGGGTGACGCGCGAGCTCCTCGGACTGAAGAACGTGAAGTCGTCGTTCTCCGGCGGTAGCACGGCGAACGTGAAGGACGAGGCGGAAGCCGACGTCGCTCTCGCCGGAGGCCCGATCTACACGGTCAACGAGCGGCGCACGATGCGCGGGCTCGACCCGCTGCCGGGCGGCGACAAACTCGCGGGTGCGAGCGACGCGAAGCCTGGAGACACGGGGGGAGTGAATGGGAAGCCCGATGGACGTCGTGCGGCGGATATTTCCGGGGATGGTGCCGAAGGTGACGGAGCGATGGGATCGGACGGCTCCGGATCCGGTGTCGACGCAGGAAGCGGAGTCGGTGCTCAGGCTAATGCCACTGGCAATCAAGGCGGAGCAACCGATTCCGCCGGTGCCGTCACCAAGTCCGCCTCCGTCGAAACCGCGCAAGCAGCGCGCGAAGAGCTGGCTACGTGGCGGCGCTTCGCGCTGAAACCCGAGCGGGTGCGGAAGGGACGATGGGCGGATGCGTTCGAGCCAGTGCACGTCCCGACAGAGACGGCGGCTCGAATCATGGGAACACTCGCTCGAGCGAAGACGGTCGAGGAAGCTCGGGAGGCGTTTGCGTGAACCGGGCCGACGGATTTGACGAGATGCTCGACGTCGTGTTCCCGGGATGGCTCGGCGTCTTCGTAGACGCGAGAGTCATCGTCATCCCAGAGCGCGAGCACGTCACGAACGGCGTCCCGTGCTGGTGCAACCCGGACACGAGCGAAGACGGGCTCGTGATCCATCGAGGCGGCCATTGAACAGGAGCCAAACCATGACCCGAATCCTCCGATCCCTTCTCGCGCTCGCCCTTCTCGCGGGCCCCGCGCTCGCCGACAAGGTGACCTCGGTGGTCCTCACGACCGCCGTGAATTCCATCAGCGTCCCGACCGACGGCTACCAGGTGGCGACTGTCACGATCTCGGCTGCGAGCGGAAGCCCGGACGGGACCGCAATCATCTATGTCGACGGCAAGTCGATGGGCACCGGCGGGACGTACGCGACGCCGACGGCGGTGAAGGTATTCCGCGGTCCGGTCGCAGGGAATCTGCGTGTGGTGCTCGCGGGGAATAGCACGGGCACGGTGAACGTGGAGCTCAGACTGAAGTGAGAGCGCTCCTCGCACTACTGCTCTTCGCGGGGCCGCTGCTCGGGCAGGCGGCGAACGGATGGGCACCGATCGAGAACGGGTGGGGTGAGGTGCAGATCCCCAGTTCGACATCCGCTCCCTCCGGCCTGACCTCCGGCCGCGTGACGCTCTCGACGGGCGCCACGACGGTCGGGGACGACGCGGGGTGTACGTGGACGGGGACGGGGGCGTCGTTCGTGCAGACGTTTGGGGGCGGGATCAGCGTTGGGAATGGTACCTATACCGCTCCTTCGATCACGTTTTCCTCCGATTCTAGCCTTGGTTTCTACAAAGCTGGTGCTTCCGACGTCAGCTTTGTATATGGCGGATTGCCGTATTTGAATTTCAACTACCTGGGGCTTGGTGTACGGGACGGCGGTAAGGTTGGGTTCACTTCGGGTGGTCCTGCCAGCGCGTTCGACCTCGCCCTCTCCCGCGCCTCCGCCGGGACGCTGCTCGTGGAGGACGGGGCGGGGAACGCGCGGGACGTGCAGGCGAGGACCGGGACGTTCGGCACGAGCGTGGTTACGCCCCTGATTGATGCACCAGCAGGTGGAGATCTTACCTTTAACGAGCACGTCGGCAACAAAGCACTTCGCTTTTCAAGTTCCGCGCTCTTTCCGGCCGTGGACGCAACACAAAATATAGGAACGGCCGATAATCGCTGGTACAACGGCTATTTCGCGTGGGACGTATCGGCGCGAACGGGGACGATGGTCGTGGGCCTCTACTCCCCGCTCCTTTCGACTGCCCCCGACGCCACCGGCACGAACACCGCAGGCGCGAACCTGACGATCCAGCCGCAGGCCGGCACGGGAACCGGGACCGCAGGCAAGACGGTCTTCAAGGCCCCAACGGCGCAGGCCAGCGGCAGCACGACGCAGACGCAGGCTACGGTGCTGACGTTGCAGGACTCGGGGACGGGCGGGACGAGCGCGCCGCAGGCGTTGTTTCCAAGCGGAACGGCGGCATTCCCGGCGATCGACCTGAACGGCGATGGCCTGTACTCGTATGCCGCTGGCGATCTGCGAATGGCGGTGCAGGGCGCGGAGCACTATCGTTTTCTGGCGGGCGGAACGAACATTTCCTCCGCTGACTATTTTGGCTGGGGAGGCACCGGCATCTACGGCACCGACGCCTTCTTGACGCGCGCTGACGCGGCAACGATCAGGCTGGGGCGTGGCCCGTCCGCTACTCCGGTAGCACAGACGCTGACGGCACCCGAGTCGCGCGATGGGGCCGACACGAATGTTGCGGGCGCGAACCTCACGATTCGTCCCGGCGCAGGCACGGGCAGCGCGACCGGCAGCTCGATCGTGTTCCAGACCCCGACCGCGACGACTTCGGGCACGACGGGCCAGACGCAGACGACGCGGCTGACGCTGAGCGAGCCCGCTGTGATCGCGGCGGTTCCCGTGCGCCTCAAGGGCTACACCGTCGCGACGCTCCCCGCCGGAACGGTCGGGGACACCGCCTACGTGACCGACGCGACTGCGCCGACGTACCTCGGTGCGCTGACTGGCGGCGGGGCGGTCGTGACGCCGGTGTTCTACAACGGGGCCGCGTGGGTCTCGCACTAATGCGCCTCCTCCTCGCCCTCCTCCTGATCGCCCTCCCCGCCACGGCGCAGGTGCGGGGCGTTGCGAGCGTCTCGGTGGGCGACTACAGCGGGCTTGGCTTCGTCTCGCCGTTCTACGGCGTCGGCGCAGCGCTGGAGTACCGGGCCGAAGCCGTCGAGGTCAGCGTGGCGGGAGAGTGGTCCCCGGACCGGAAGTTCGCCACCCGCGTCCTCGTCCCGCCGTCCTCCCCGCAGTACACCGTGACCGGCGTGGCGCAGGGGCTCGCGCGCTACGGCCCCGCGCTTCTCGGTGGCGGCGTGGACTACAGCTACACCCGGAGCGACGGCTGGGACAAGACGGGCTGGCGCTGGCACGCAAGCGGGGGTGTGGACCTTCCGATCGAGGCGCACACCCTGCGCCTCCTCGTGACGCACGTCGAGCCGATGAGCGACCCGAGCAACGACCTCCGGGGCGAGCGCTACGGGATCAGGTTCGACGTGAACGGCAGGCACCGTGTCGGCTTCGACGTGGGCGTCTGGCGGTTCCACCAGTCGGGCAACCCCGCCGTCCACTACGAGCGCCGGACGTGGACGTTGCATGTTGGAGAGGCGTGGTGAGTGGCGGACGGCCTGATCGACCTGGCCCTCGGCGTAGCGGAGACGGTGGCGTGGTGCCTCCTCGTGGGGATCGTCGCGGGGGCGCTGGGATGGACGTGTGCAGAAATCAGGTTCGAGCGGAAGAGGAAGAAGCGCGATGAACGCTGAGATTACCGCTGTCCTGTCCTCGGAGGACGGCTACTTCCACGCCGGATACGCCGACAGCATCGCCGTGACCGACTCGCGCGTCTACGTTCGAGAGAACTGGGGCGTGTCTGTCTACGGGCACGGCTACCAGCCGCAGCTCGCGCATCGCTGGGACATCCAGTCGCGGCCGGGATACACGAAGACCGGCGACGGGTTCCAGGTCATCACCGGCGTCGGTGCCTCGAGCGATGGCGCACGCGTCCTCGCGGGATGGAAGACCGACACGCACGGGACGCTCATCCTCAAGGTCCGCTGGTCCGGCAATCACGCCGGGCCTGATGGCGACATCGTCGGCGAGTTCGCGCCACCCAAGGCGCTCGGGGGCGTCACCGTTGCGCACGCCGCTGGGCGCTACTACGGGCTCTCCCTGACCACGTCGGCGCTCTGGTGCGCGGATATCACGGCGGACCGTCCGGGGCGCGTCACTGCCACGCCGAGCGTGCCGGGCGGGCTCTACGGCTCGCTCATCGCCGACGGCGAGATGGCGGCCTACGTGACGGCGCGCGGCGAGCTCGTGACGTGCCGGTTCCCGTTCGCGATGACGACGTCCATCGACCAGATCCAGGCGACGTGCGTCGCTCTCGAGCGCGGCATCGTGCTCGCGGGCTGCCTCGGCGGGATGCGGCGGGGAGGCGGAGCGCTCATCCCGCTGCCCGGAACGCCGCAAGCGGTGACGCTTCTCGGTGGCGTGGCTTACGCGTGGCTCACGGTGGGCGGGATTCAGCGGCTCTACCGCGAGGGCGAGGAGATTCTGGCGCTGGACGCGGCGGAGTGGCCGGTCGTCGTGTCGAGAGGGTTCGCGGACAGGTTGTACGTCGGGAACGGGCAGCACGTGCTCGTGGTCAAAGTGTAAGAGCGGCAAAGCCGCAGAAAGACAAGAGGTAACTCCTAATGCCACTCGGATCTGACGACGAATCCACTCGGGCAGCGGTAGCGGCACGACGCGCGCAGCAGGCCCGACCGAACGACGGGATCGAGTCGTCGAGCTTCACGCCCTTCGCTCCCGCTTCCACCGCGCTCGAAGCTCTGAACAACGCGGAGCACGGCTACACGCCCGACGGCGATCTCCTCTGGAGCCCCGCCGCCCCGGGCCAGGCGAACGAGCTGCTCTCCCGCGCCATCTCCGGCGAGTCCGGCGTGGCGGTCAGGCTCCGGAACGTCCGGACGACGGACGTCGCCGTTCCCGTCGTGATCGGCTCCTTCGAGGACGCACAGGGGGAACTCGACGACGCGCGGTGTCTCCCGTACAACATGCTCGACGACGACCTCTCGCCGGACGGTCTGCGGCCGCTCCCGCAGGGACGGTTCCGAAACGCGAAAGACCCCTTCGCCGTGACGCTCCTGATGCTCGGCTGCGGCTGGGTTCGGACGGCCGCGCAGATCAGCTACGGCAAGCCGACGGTGGACATCGGGCTGGCGCTCCCGCTCGCGAAGGCGAAGCGGGCGCTGGAGGATGCCGCGAAGTCGAAGGCGCTCCTCGATCCGTTTGTGCCGAAGCCGGAGGCGCCCGCGACGGCGATGGAGCTAGCGATCATGGGCGCGATCACGCTGATCGGGAAAGGGATCGCCACGTTGACGGGGGCCACGCAGGAACTCGACGCGCGGCTCCACGACCCCATCAGGATGAAGACCGGGGCGTCGCACGGTGCCGACGAGTGGGGGCTGGACACGACGAAGAACGGAACCGCGATGGCGATGACGTTCACTCTCGACGAGGCCTACCAGCTCTGGCTCGACGAGAAGAAGAAGACGGCCGGCACGCCGCACGCCGGTGCGGGCGGCTTCTCCGAGACCTCCTCGCCCGGCGGCTCCGGCGGCGGGCTGAAGGGCTGACGGCCGTGAGAACTGACATCGAAGCCCGACCGACTCGCAGCGGCCGAGCGTTCACCTCCAGGACCGCCACGGCTATCCCTCTCCTCCTGGTCGTGGCGGTCCTCCTTTCCGCGTGCGCGTCCGACCCGAACGCCGTCGCGAAGAAGGTCATCTCGGCGGCCGACGCGGCCCAGCAGGCGATCGCCACGAGCTACACCGAGGCGACCATGGCGGAGAAAGCGGCTGGCATCGCGTGCGGCGACGAGGGGAAGCGTCTCCGGGCGGCGGGAACCCTCGCGCCGGCGTGGCGCCCCTCCTTTGAGAACTGCAAGGTCATCGGCAAGCCGCTGCCCTACGACCCCGACAAGCTGGCGAAGGTGGCGGACCCGCTGAACACGACCTACGACGCGATCCGGGCGGCCGACAGCGCGCGCAAGCTGGCCGTGGCGGCATCGAAGGCGCCGGACGCGGGGGCGATCGCGATTCAGCTGCTCGACTTCCTGTCGCGGCTCTACGCGCTCGCGGGGGAACTCGGGATGAAGACGAATCCGGCGCTGCTCAGGGCGGTGACGCCGTGAGCGTCATCTCTGTCGCTCGCTCCGTCCTCGGGTACGCGCTCAACATCGCAGCCACGCCCGGCGGCTCGGCGCTCGTGCAGGGGCTCGGCGGGCCCGTGGCGAGCCTGATCCTGAACTTCGGCATCAAGCCGTTGGCTGCCGTCCTGAACGCCGTGGACACGCCCGAGATCACAGAGGAGCAGATTGAGGCGCAGCTGGCCAAGGGCGTGAAGGTCGAGAAGCTCGACACGAGCCTGAAGGCTCTCTACGGCTGGGACGAGCCCGCGGGAGCGCCGGTATGAGCCTCCGCTCGCGCATCGTCCTCGCGGTCCGCCAGTCGCGGACGCAAGTCTTCTTCGTCCTGCCGGACGTCTGGGTGCCGTGGCAGGGCGGGTTGCATCGATGGGGCGAGAAATGCTAGCGCTCGTCCTCGACCCCGTCACCGACGCCTACGAGGGCGTCACGACGTGGATCGTGAACCAGCTCGGCTCGCACCCGTGGATCATCCCGCTGGCGCTCCTCCTCATCTGCGTCAACAACGCGGCGAGGGTCAACGCGCGAGGCGCCGACCGTCGCAACGTTCCGGTCCCGCAGTGGGCCGCGCTCACGATCGGACTGACGGACCCGCTCGTCGGCAACTTCTGGCGCCTCGTCGAGTGGGCGTCGCTGAAGCTCGGGCTCCCGATTCACGGTCCCGACGCTGACGGCTCGGCGGTCGTGACGCCTCCCGAGAAGCCCGAGGTGAAGCCGTGATGGCGACCTTCACCGTCTTCCTCGTGCTCCTCGTCGCCTGGCTCGTGACGCGCATCTACGCGCGGGCTACAGCGGGAATGACCCCAACGGGTCAGACCGTCGTGGACGTCGTCGTCGCGGTCGTCTTGGCCGTCGTCCTCTGGGGCGGGAACGTGAGGATCGGCTAGATGAGCCAGCCCGCGAGGATTCCGGTCCCGGCGGCCAGGAGGATGAGGCGGAGTCGGTCTCTCATAACACTTATGAGTCGTTCGGGAGGCCTGGATTAGTCCGGGGCGATCGTGAATCCTGAAATAGTCACGCCGACCGTCCTCCGGTTCTGGGAGCGCCGCGCGAACTGGTACCGAATCGCCGAATTCGAGGCCGCGCTCTTCTGCTTCCTCGCGGCGACGGGGCTCGCGTTCTTCGCGAACCTGACCGACGTCGGCATCGCGCACCGCTGGATGCTCCACATCGCGAGCGAGCCCGCTTGGATCGTCGGGCTCTACGCGATGAGCGGGCTGATCCTCCTCGCCGCTCTCTCGCGCCCCGGGCTGCTCCGCTCCTCGTGCCTCATGGTCGGGATCACCTTCTTCTCCGGCGTGGCGGCGGCGGCCATTCACGCGCGCGCGATGCCGATCTCGTCATGCGCCTTCGTGGCTCACGCGGCGGCGCTGGCCGTCTCGTTCTGGCGGCGGTATGAGGAATGAGCGAGCCGCTCGACCTGAAGACGACCGCCGTGATCGGCAGCATCATCGCGGCGGTCATCGCTGGGCTGAAGTACTTCGCGCGCTGGCGGACGCCCGAGGATGCGCGATTCGATCGCGGCGTCCGAGACGAGCTTCGGAAGGAGATCGAGCGCTGGCAGCGGCGTTACGACGACCTCGTGCGGCGACACGACGAGCTCGTGCAGCGGCTCGACAGGATGCATCAGGAGCTACTCGACGAGAAGCGCGCGTGCGCCGACAAGATCAGCGAGATGGAGGAAAAGGTGCAGGCATTCATCGAGGCCGCGGGAACGTGCGGGCGCGAAGGCTGCCCGACGCGGGTCAGTCTGTCGGAGTCTGGCGCGTTCCGGCGCGCGCTCAGGGAGGGCGAATGACGGACTGGACGGCCGCTCATCCGCTCCTCGCCACGCGCGTGCAGGCGCTCCAGGCGATGTACGCACGCAGGTACGCGCCGGAAGTGCTCGTCGTGACCTCGCTTCTCCGCTCTGACGCGCAGCAGAAGGCGCTCTACGAGCAGGGACGCTCTGCGCTCGCGATCGTGAATCCTCTCCGCATCGCGGCCGGGATGCAGCCGATCGACGTGAAGCAGAACGCGCACCGGGTGACGAACGCGGACGGCGTCCGCACGCGCTCAAATCACCAGGGCGTCCCGTATCAGGGACGCATGGTCGCCGTCGCGGCCGACCTCGCGCCGGCGTTCGACCCCGACGGTCCGGGGCCCGGAAAGCCTGTCATCGACTGGCAGGACGAGTCGCGGTTCCGGCGTATCGGTCCGCTCGCCGAAGCGGTCGGGCTCGAGTGGGGCGGGAACTGGGCTCAGGTGGACCTACCGCACGTTCAGCTGAGGACTGAGGATAGGAACGCGGGGGC